ACTAACAGATCACGTTACAAGCGCAACTATTAACCGCAGCTTTGACGAGCTAGAAGTTACAGCTATGGGCGATACAGCGCATAAGTTTGTTAAAGGCCTAGAGGCCAGCACAATCACTTTAGACTTTCTAAACGATGATGCTGCATCTGGTGCAGGTTCAGTACGCGCAACTTTGCAAGCTGCCTGGGGTACAACAGTAGCCCTAACACTAAAGCAAACAAGCGCAGCTGTATCTACTACTAATCCTCTTTACAGCACTACTGTTTTGGTTAACAACACCACAGACATTAACGGCGCTGTAGCTGACGAATCAACTCAGAGCATTACATTTACCTGTAACTCACCAATCGTAATTACAACCGCACCATAATAAGAAAAGAAAAGGGGCTAACACAATGGCAAAACTCAAAATAACAAGGGCTGACGGTACGGTATCTGAGCATCAGATAACGCCAAAAATCGAGTGGGCCTTTGAGTTATATGCAAAAAAAGGTTTTCACAAAGCCTTTAGAGATGATGAAAAACAGAGTGATGTTTACTGGCTAGCGCACGAGTGCCTTAGATCAAGTGGCGTTGAAGTACCTGTTTTTGGGGCTTTATTCTTAGATACCTTAGCTAAGGTTGAGGTGTTGGAGGATGACCCTTCGCAATAGTGGGGCGCGGTAACTTTGGTTACCTCATAGCGCAGCTAGCCGTGGAGACAGGTATCGCGCCCCAGTATTTACTAGACCTTGATGATGCTATGTTTAAGAATATCCTCAGGGTTATAAACGATAGAGCTAAGGAGATGCAAAATGCCCAACGTAGAAATAAGAGGTAATAACGATCTACGTAAAGCATTAAGGCGTTTTGCACCTGACTTAGAAAAAGAACTACGCGTAGAATTACGCAAGGCTTTAATGCCTGTAGTTATTCAGGCTCGTGGCTTTGCACCGTCTAGTTCACCTATGAGTGGCTGGGCGGCACGGCCATTTAGTGAGGCTAGATTCCCATTTTATGAGCAAAGCACTATTACTAAAGGTATTGGGCTAAGTACTGGCCCAAGTAAGCCTAACAAAAACGGCTTTAGTGCTATGGCTACTATTTACAATGCTTCACAAGCGGGTGCCATTTATGAGACCGCAGGGCGCAAAAACCCAACAGGTCAGCCGTGGGTTGGGCCTAAGGCTGGCGGGGCTAGTAAAAAATATAGCCGATCTAGTAACCCTAAAGCTGGTCAGCAATTCATTACTAATTTACCGCCTCTTGTATTTAGCAGGGAAGGCGTAGGCCGTATGCTCTACCGCGCCTGGGCCGCTAATCAAGGCGTAGCTCTAGGTGCAGCTATGACGGCTATCAGCAATACCAAAACTATATTTTATAACAGAGCCAACACCTCAGCGCTTAAAAAGGCCGCATAATGGTACAAAAATCAGGCGTTAATGTTCATATCGGTAGCGAGTTTGATGCTAAAGGATTTAAGCAAGCGCAAAGCGCCCTGGCTAAATTAGGTGGCTCAGCTAAGAAGTTAGCTGGCGCTGTTGGCCTTGCATACGGTGCTAAGGCCCTTGTGGCTTATGGCAAGGCATCTATGAAGGCTGCAGCTGACGATCAAAAGGCACAAAAGATTTTAGCTAATAACCTTAAAAATGTAGGTTTGGCTTATGCCTCAGTAGATGCTGAGAGTTTTATAAAGTCAATGGAAAAGCAAACGGCTATCCTTGATGACCAATTAAGGCCCGCCTATGGTCAACTAGCCCAGGTAACTGGCTCAGCGACTAAAGCACAAGATTTAATGCAGCTTGCTTTTGATGTATCAAGCGGCAGCGGTTTAGACTACGCCAGTACTGTAGATATTTTGAGCCAGGCTTATGTAGGCAACACAAAAGGCTTAAAGCAACTTAACTTAGGGCTCACTCAGGCCGAGTTAAAAACTATGGATTTTGAGCAGATAAGTACCAAGTTACGGCAAAACTTTGCAGGAGCAGGTGGCGTAGCTCTTGACTCTTATGCGGGATCAATGGCCAAACTTAGCGTGGCTACATCTAACGCTAGCGAGACTATTGGCACAGCTTTATTAGATGCCATTATCAAGATAAGCGGCAGTAATGGCGTTGACGGCCTTATTAGCAAAATAGATACTTTAGCCTCAGCCTTTGCATCTGTTGTAACTCAGGTAGGTAATGCCGTATCAGCCCTTACAGGCACAGCTGCACAAAAGGCTTTTAGCCCTGGCTATTACGTAAGTGGTGGCAAAGCGGGTGGCAGGACGGTAGCGCCAACAGGTGCGGGCAATATGGCCCTAAGCGTTTTGAGCCAGGATACGCAAAAGTCAGATTTAGCAGCTAAAAAGAAAGCTGAGCTAGATGCTATTAAGCGTAATAAAGAGCTTGCAGCTTTAGCAAAGGCTCAGGCTGCCGCAGCGCTTGCAACTACTAAAGCTAAAAAAGACCAAGCCGCTTTAGACAAAGCTGCCCTAGCTTTAGGCAAAGGCCAAGATGTATTTAATATGGATGCTATTCAGATACAGGCAGCTTTGCTATCTAAGCAAGATGAGATTAATAAACTAGGGGCTACTGCAACAGATCAGCAAAAGATGCAATTAGCTAATGACCTAGTGCGCCTAACCGTTAAGCAAGACATCCTAAAATTAGAAGATGCCATAGCTGCTAAAGATGTTGAGGGTGCTACTGCCCTTGCAGCTAAACTTAATAAGGATTTATTGATTTTAGGTACCTTACAAGGCCAAGCCGTAAAACTGGCAGATATAAATAATATTCTCAATAGCTTTAAGCCTAAAGATTTAATTAACTTAGAAAACCTTAACCAAGCCTTAGCTCTACTAGCTGCTATGGCAGGTATCAGAATTAGCCCACAAGCCGTAGCCACTGCAGTTAGTGGTGGGGCTGCGGGTGGAGGCGGAGGCGGTGGAGGTGGAGGTAGCACAGCTGCAGCCGTTGCTGGCCTCATACCTGGCGTTGACTACAACCCTGGACAAAATAAAGATCGTAACGTTGATTTATTAACTCAGGTAGCACAAGAGGCAGCCTCTAACGCTATGACTTACTTTGCCGAGAAAGGCTCAGGCCGTGGTGCAGGAGCAGGCGAGGGGCAGATACCTGCAGGTGCTTACAATATAACTGTAAACGCAGGTGTGGTTGGCAGCGAAAATATAATTGTAGATGCTGTGCAAAACGCACTTAATGAGATAGCCCGCCGCGGTTACTCAACTACTTACGCAGGGGCTATAGCAGTATGACCGTGCCAGTAATTAATGCTGTTATTAACTTTAGTACTGGCCCTAGCTTTGCTCAGGCTATGATTTTGGATACTGGAATCTTAGGTACCAATATCCTTGCAGACAGCGCCTCTGTCATTGTAGACGTATCTGACGTTGTAGATAATATCCAAACTATTAGAGGCCGTAACGCACAAGCTGACCAATTCCAAACTGGCACTTTATCTATGCGTATCGTTGACCAAAACGGTGATTTTAACCCACAAAACCCAGCCAGCCCTTATTACACCTATTTAACGCCTATGCGTAAAGTGCAGATTACGGCTACATACGGGGCAGTTACTTACCCTATTTTTGCAGGTTTTATTACTAGCTACACAACTACTACACCTAAAAATGCCAATGACGTAGTTTATACAACTATTACAGCCGTGGATGCTTTTAGACTCGCTCAAAACGCACAGATAAGTACGGTAACAGGTGCCGCAGCTGGCGATTTATCGGGCACACGCATTAACCAAATCTTAGATCAAATTGCCTGGCCTACCTCTATGCGTGACGTAGATGCGGGTTTAACCACAATGCAAAATGACCCAGGCACAGCCCGCACAAGCCTTGCAGCTATGCAAACCGTAGAGACTAGCGAGTATGGAGCTTTGTACGTAGATGCCGCTGGCTCGTTTGTATTCCAAGATCGTGCGGTAACCGCTGGCAGTAGTGGGGTTACGCCCGTGGTATTCAACGATGACGGCTCAGCTATTGGTTACTTTAACGCGGTGTGGCGCCTTGACGATACTCTAGTTTATAACTCAGCCAGCATTACCCGCACGGGTGGCACGGCCCAGGTAGCCATAAACCAACCCAGCATAGATAAGTACTTTGTGCATAGTTACAACCAACAAAACCTGCTAATGCAAACCGATGCTGTGGCCCTGGACTATGCACAAGCCTACGTAGCATCTAGAGCTGAAACCTCTATACGATGCGATGCTATTCAGCTAGACCTTTATACCGATAATTACAACGCTGGCATTATTGCAGCGTTGGGCCTTGACTACTTTGATCCTGTAACTATTACAACTAACCAACCTGGGGGTTCAACCCTTACTAAGACTTTGCAGGTGTTTGGCGTAGCCCAAAGCATTACGCCTAATAGCTGGAAAACAACACTCACCACTTTAGAGCCAATTATTGACGGCTTTATATTAGACTCATCCATATACGGCTTGCTTGACAGCGGCGTATTAAGTTATTAAGGAGTACGTAAATGGCTAAACAGACCTATACCACGGGCCAGGTATTGACGGCTGCGCAGATGACCGCGCTACAGGCTAATGATTACAACTGGACGGTAAGCGCAAAAACTGCCAGTTATGTACTCGTTGCTGCCGATGCGGGTACTCGTATTACGATGAGTAACGCTGGAGCTACTACGATTACGGTAAACACAGCTTTGTTTACAGCTGGCGATACTTTGACTATTACTAATATCGGCGCTGGAGCTTGCACAATTACTGCAGGTACGGCAACAGTATCTACGGCTGGATCGTTGGTACTTAATCAATACGATAGCGGTACTCTTTACTTCTCTAGCACTAGCGTAGCTATATGGAACGGTGCTAACCCAGGTGACATTACAGGCGTTACAGCTGGCACAGGTATTAGCGGCGGCGGCACAAGCGGCACGGTAACCGTTACTAACTCTATGGCTACAGAGATTACTGCCTCAGGCGATATTATCGTAGGCACAGGCTCAGGTACTTTTGATAACCTGCCTATTGGTACCACTAATCAAGTACTTACAGCCGATACAACAGTAAGCCCTTATAAAGTAAAATGGGCTACGCCAGCGGGTGCATCTGCATCCTGGTCACAATTAGGAGTCACCGCAACGACATCAGGCACAACAGTGACAGTCAGCGGCCTTTCAGGATATAACCAACTTTATGTAAGTTTAGAAACAATAAGTTCAAGCAGTTCAACTGTTACTTACAGTCTTAGATTTAATGGCGACAGTGGCGCAAACTACAATATGTCACAAATATCAATTAGAAATGCGCCTTCTCAGGTTGCAGGAAATTATTTATCAGGTTCAACAGAAATTGGTTTAGCAAGAATTGTAACGGCCACAAATAAAATGAACGGTGGCTTTTTAATAAATGGGGCAAATGGTTCAGGAAAGAAAGTATTTTCTGGATTTTGTTCTTGTGATGATGACTTAGTAACAACAGACATTGTAAAGCCAAACATATACGGCACTTATGACGGCACATCAGTGATTTCATCGGTGTCAATCATTACAAATGGAACGGCTTTTGACTTGGGAAACATTCGAGTATTTGGGAGCGTGGCATAAATGGACATTACAGAACTTAACGCAACTACTGGCGAAGTTACTGAGCGTAAATATACAAAGGCTGAACAAGCCGATTATGACGCTTTAGTTGCTAAGGCTAAGGCTGAGTTAGATGCTGAGATAGCAGCCAATGATGCAAGAGCAGCCGATAAGGCTGCACTACTAGCCAAGCTAGGCATTACTGCCGATGAAGCTAAACTGCTGTTTAGTTAAATGCAGACTAGCTACAACGGCTGGCCAGCATCTAAGGAGCAGGCTGAGATAGGCGTTAAGCCTTTTAAGGTTGAGGGTACAAGCCTTAAGCTGCGTTGCGCTGAAAAGGTAGCGCCGTTGCTTATCAACTTTGCAAAAGAGTTTAACGAGCTAATAGAGCCAATAGAAGGCGGCACGTTTGACGATTGGGGCTATGCCTACAGAGACGTAAGAGGTGTGGTTGGTAAACTCAGTAACCACGCAAGCGGTACAGCTATAGACCTTAACGCAACTAAACACCCTTTAGGCAAGGTAGGTACGTTTGATGCAGCTAAAGTACCTATGATTCGTGCCCTGGCTAAAAAGTACGGCCTAACCTGGGGCGGGGATTGGACTAGAAAAGACGAAATGCACTTTGAGATAGCTTTAAGCCCTGAAAAGGTCACGGCTTTAATTACTAAGTTAGGGTTAGAAAATGCCTAAAACAGCACAAAAAACTGTTACTACTACAGCTACTATTGTGGCTTCACAACTTATTGGTGACCAAAGCGTGTATTTACACAGCGCCAGCGGAACTCTTTATATTGGCGGCTCAGATTTAACTTTAGCAAATGGGTACCGAATGGATAATGGCGATAAACTTTCTTTACTATTGGGTGACCACGAAGATTTATATGCAATGACTAGCTCGGGAACAGCTACTTTGTATGTAATGTCGCAAATCAACTAAGGGCATTTAAGGAGCAATACAATGCAAGAACAACTAAAGGCCGCGGCTTTGTCTTACCTACGTGCGGCTCTATCGTGCGTGGGTGCGCTGTACCTCAGCGGGATTTCAGACCCTAAAGTACTAGCTAATGCTTTTCTTGCTGGGCTAATTGGGCCAGTACTTAAAGCTATAGCACCTAATGAAAAGCAACTCGGGATAGGCGCTAAGTAAGTGTCACAGGCCCAGGCATACATAACCGTAGCGTTGGGGATCGCTACGCTTTCAGGGCTTATGGCTGGGCTTGTGCGCCACCTTGTTAAGTACTACCTATCTGAGCTAAAGCCTGACGGCAACGGCGGGCATAACCTTGTAGGGCGCGTTGAGCGTATAGAGATACGAGTAGATAAAATCTATGAGCTGTTGCTAGAGGACAGGCTTAGTAAATAGGGCGTGTCGCGTTGCCTTTTGTCAGTAGCTAGGTTCATACTTTAACTACACACGCCGAGAGGGCTACTCGGATAAGTAGTTAAAGTA